GGCCATCAAAGTGGAACCTGAGCCACCAAAGGTATCAACAACAATGGCATTCTCTTGTGAGCTGTTTCTTAAAGGATATGAAAGAAGGTCAAGTGGCTTACTCGTTGGATGATTTTCATTTCTTTTTGGTTTTTTGAAGTTCCAGATAGTTGTTTGCTTTCTATCCGAATACCAGCGATGTGTACCATTTTTTAAGAAACCATAAAGTATAGGTTCATGTTGCCACTGATAATCGGATCTACCTAAAACCAGGGAGTCTTTCACCCAAATGCAACAACCTGCTAAGTGCAGTCCTGCATCATGAAAAGCTGTTCTGAAGTTCAATCCTTCTGTATCTGCATGGAAACAATAAGCCGATGCACCAGGCTCGCAGTGATCAACCATGTTCTTAAATGCCTTCAATAAGAACTGATAGAACTCTTCATTCTTGAGTGAGTCATTTTTAATCTTGAGTCCACTTGAACTCGTGAACGAAACTCCGTAAGGCGGATCGGTCAGAAGCAAGTTTGCTCTTTTGCCATCCATGAGTTTATTGACATCATCTGGATTGGTAGCATCACCACAAACTAATACATGGCGACCAACAATCCAGCGATCACCATATTCAACGAATGCTGCTTTTTCTAAAGCTTCTGTTAAATCATAATCGTCATCTTCAATTTCAGCTTCATCACTTTTGAATAGGTTAGATAGTTCCTTTTCATCAAAACCAGTAAGTGATAAATCAAAACCTAAATCAGATAAACCTTCAAGTTCTACTGCTAATAGTTCTTCATCCCAACCAGCATCAAGAGCCATACGATTATCTGCAAGAATGTATGCTTTCTTTTGAGCTTCAGTTAAGTCCTCAACAAATACACAGGGCACCTCTTTATAGCCTTCAGCTTTGGCTGCTGCAAGTCTACCATGCCCAGCTAGAATGTTATGTTCTCTATCAATAATCAAAGGATTAATAAAACCGAACTCTCGAAGTGATGATTGAATCTTCTTAATTTGCTCTTTTGAATGGGTTCTTGCATTGTTAGCATAAGGCACTAACAACTCGACATTCACTAATTTGAATTCTTTTACTGATGTTTTTGCCATTACACTAATCCCCATTCTGCAAATTTTTCAAAACCACCGAAATCACTAATAAACTCACGTGCGATCTCAACGATTTCTGAATATGGTCTGCCATCGATAATCTCATCGCCAATAGCACAGCAAAGTTCAACAGGACCTTCTATTTCTTGAGACTTTAACCAAGCATAGATATTTACACTAACATCTGCTTTGGATAGGTCTTTACCATGAAGTCCACCGCCAGTAACTGAGTCGGCCATATCAGATCCAAGCTTTCTATTAGTTGCACCAGTATCAACATCAGTTCCGCCAGTCCAATCACCAATAGGATTGATTTCAGCTTCTTGATACTCATTTTGAATTTCAGCTTTATTAGCATTACTTTGACAAATAATCAATCTATCACCATTAAGGATATATTTACCGTCAGTGTGATACTTTGCATAAATGCTATGAGCAATCTTCGATAGTTTCTTTTGCTCTTTAGTAAGTGGTACCCCTTTAAAGATTCCATTATCCCCACAGCGAATTCTATCGGTTTGGTTATATGCTAAATTAATATCTTGTGGCACTTCTTTATAATCAACAATGATTTCACCAGCTATTCTATGAACTGCATCTAGAACATCGCCTTCAGAAATAAACACAGAAGTTTCAGCAATAATATGACATTTACCATGACCAATTAATACCTCAACTGCGATTCTTGGATTTTCTGCTTGCTTGTATGCTAAGTCAACAATAGCACCAGCAATTCTATCTGCTACCTTATCTGGATGGCATGGATTAACTTTTTCGTACATTTACATTTCCTCCTCTCACATTTTTCTGGCTTTCAGTAATTTTTCCATCATTAAATCCTGTGGATCAAGCTCGTCAATTTCAGCTGATCCATTGTCTTGAATGATTGAATAGATTTGATACCAGATTTGATTAACTTGTTTCATATATGCCTGCGACATTGAAACAAACGGACTGGCGATTGCATTTCCTGTTGTTGGATGTTTTGCAAGCATACCAAATTCTGATATTGCTTCTTCACATTGAATCCAACGAGAAACACTCATTGCATACTGCTCGATTAATTGATTACCGACCAGGTTTTCACAGCCTCTTTTCTTTAGCCACAAGTAAGTGGTCTTGAAAATGTCCTCAGCATTTAAGTCTTTTCCATTTTTCTGCTTTGCTTTTAAATAATCTTTTATCGGTGGAACTTCGACACCTTCAATTTCATCTGGTGTAACAAAATCCGACATATTATCAAAGGTTGTAGTTAACACTTCCACCTTATTTTTGTTGGTAGGTTTCTTTCCACTACCTATTCTTGCACCGCCTCTAGCAGTACCGTCCTTCGCCATCGGTTAATACCCCCTTTGAAATGAAAAAAATTCGCACGAAACCCCAGGCCGATGTCCGCTATAAAAGCTGTAGAGATTTGACTCCCCCTACCCATTAGCGTTCACTCGGATGTCTATCACCAAGTTCGATATGGATCTTATTGTGACAAGACTTACAAACAGACATGAGGTTGCTTTCAGCGTTGGTTCCACCTCTGTTGACTGGAATTATGTGATGTACTTCCTCAACTGGTGTAATTCTTCCTTCCTTCAAGCAGCGTTCACAAAGCGGATGTTTCTTTACATACCTATCTCTGATTCGCTTCCACTCACGACCATACTTTTTATTATGGTTAGGTGCACGCTCGTATGTGTTGTACTCTTTTGCAGCTTGAGCCTTATGCTTTTCACAATAGGTTCCATCGGTAAGGTTAGGACAGCCTGGATACTTACATGGCTTTAAAGGTTTATGTGGCATATCCCTTTACCTCCTTTCGATTTTGAGCATGAAAAAAGCCCACTCAGATTGCTCCAAATGGACTAATATTTCTCTATGGCTTTCGCCAATTATATCATAACACAGACTTGACAAAATCACTAGCTATCACGAACTATCACGTACTATCAGGAACTATCAATTTTTCAATGGCCTCTCGATGGTTCCTATAAACTGAAGCAAGGGAGCAATAAATCTTGTTTGAAATTTCTATCCATGTAAGCCAGTCGATGTATCTGTAGACAAGAATCATCTGCATTGTTTCATCTTCTAGTTTTGCTATGCTCGATTCTATTTCAGACTTAACCTTCTCGGCCTTTGCTTCTAAATCTTTAAGTTCATGTTCTGCGTCAAGTGCTCTAAGTATCCATTTCTCAAACGGTGCCTCGGTATTACGATTAGGATTTGTTCCTACTCTCTCACCATAGCAAGGTCCTGGGATTGAATCAGCACGTTCCCTGCAGAATGCTATGTACTCTTTCTTTTTGCCAATTCTAAGCTGAAGGTTATGATACCTGCTTAAGTATTCTTTTTTATCCATTGGTGTCATCCTCCTTCAACTTGTTTAATTCGATGATTTCAATATTGATTCCTGTTGGCTCATCACACCAAAGTTTCTCGACTACTTCCTTTACCACTTGAGCATCATCTACCCAGAATCCTAAGTCAGTCATGACGTCCTTTAGCATCTTTTGTAAGTTATCGGTGTCAGGCTTTGTCACTCTCCACTCTTTATGTTTGTGACGCTTGCCTCTAGGAAATAACCAAGACACGTGTAGTTCAACTGGTCCAGCTAATGGTTCCTTAGGCTTGAAAGGTCTTAAATGCAGCCTTAGTATCTTCTTGGCTTCCTTTAGCTTTTCTGGTTGGTAGAACACAGGTCTGTTGTGTACGATTGTCACTTGCCTCTCTTGAGCTGTTGCGGTAGGCGGATCTAAAAGTAAAAATATCTTCATAAACCCACCTCCGATTTTTCTTTGGTGTTTTTTTTAACAGAAAGGCTAGGGCTGACGTTGATGCACTTCTTTATGGGATAGGGCAGGCTCTCAAGCCCTATCCTACAGAAAGGTGCGTCAGCGGTGACGGAAACGTTACCTATATATAAGGCCTTTCTGCCACTTTTGACAGATAGGCAAATTTCCCTTTCTGCCGTCAATTTTGACAGATAGGAGATTTCGCCCTTTCTGCCACAAATGACACAGCTCATTCCAGAAGCGTTTTTAGGTATGAATAATTGTCTATTTTCCATTTCTATAAACCCTCCCTTTTGAGTAATGATATGAATCTTCTAGTTCTTTTAACCTATCTCTAATAGTGCGTTCAGAGATGCCAAGATACTCGGCTAGGTCTTTTACTTGCACACTTGAGTCAGTTCCTAAAAGTACATCGTATGCATTGTCAAACTCCTCTTTTCTTGATTCAGGAGTCGACTTTCTTTTGCCTGATTTGGCGAGATTAGCCTCAATGCTGCCTTCTGCTCCAATGCTGCTCAAAACCCCTTTTAAATCGGCTTTGTGAAGCGGATAATCGAACCATAGGTTGACTGGCTTGAAGTTAGCAAACTCACGAAGGCTACATTCAAGTCTCCAAGCGGTAGCATTTGGATTATCGGCATTCTTTAACATGAAATCGTCATCGGCTTCTAATTGAATAAGGTCAAGCTGTGCATCTGGATCACGTGCAAAGACACCACTGCCACTTGCTCTATCCATAGCCTTCTTGAAGCCTTGAGCACCTTTTGAATGGTGATGACAGTAAATAGATGCACATCCTGTTTCAGCACAAATCTTGTCAAACTGATTACAGAACTGTCCCATTTCAGAGGCATTGTTCTCGTCACCAGTAATGACCTTATAAATCGGATCTATGATTACCGCATCGAAATGTTGGTTTGCCACTCTTCTTATTAGCTTTGGCACTAACTTATCCAAAGGAATGGCATGACCTCTTAAGTTCCAAATGACAATGTCTTCACTATGCTTTGGTGTATATTTCATGGCTTTATAGATCTCTATGAAGCGGTTAATGCAGGATGCTGGATCAATTTCCAAGTTCACATATAGGACTCTTGATTTCTTGCATTGAAACCTATCCACCCACTTGATTCCTTCTGATAAAGCCACGCATAACTCCATCAAAAGATAGCTTTTACCAGCCTTTGAACTACCAGATATAAGCATCTTGTGTCCGCATCTAAGCACTCCCTCTATAAGTTGTTCTGGTAATACTGGTGGATGGGCAAGTAAATCCTTTGAAAGAACGGTAAGCTCTGGAAGCTCATCATTTGCTCTTTCAACATAATCGAGCCAGTCTATCCAAGACTTACGACCGATATTTGTAGCAAGCAATGTTTGCTGTTTACCATTTCTTGTGACTCCTGGCATACGTGAAAGTCTAGATGGATTTCTGTTTTGCTTATCCACCTTCAAGCCATGCTTATCTAAGAAATCGTAGAGAAAATCTACTCTTTTGCGATATTCCTCTTGGTCTTCTGCCTCAACCCTAACAATGGCATGTATTGATTTGCCACCACTATAGACAAGAGCAGCAATTGGTAGTTCAAACTTCCTATAAAGAGCGTCTTGTTCTGTAAGGCTCATGTCGTCTGATTCAACTAATGCATATGTGAACCTTGTGACATTCTCATTCTTTACACCACCACTTACTGGATTAAAACGAATCCAAGCACCGCAGTCCTCTTTCCAATCACCTATGGTGGCACCTAAATCATCAGGATACCTTTTAAGTGAATCTATGAGTTCCTTTGCTGTTCTATCGTATACGCCTTTTGAAGGTAGGAATTTGCCATCAGAGTCTTGCCATACATCATTGGTTACATATCCGACATGTTCATCCTCTTCAAATAGGACTTCTAAATATTTGATTAATTGTTCTGTAGGCTTTTCAACCTGTTTCACTTCAAGTGTAGATCCATCACCATCGTATTCGATGACATCATCCCAGTCCATACAACCATCACCTTCAAAACGAGAAAAAGCAAAGCCTTTACTCTTTGCCAATTGGATGATAGTACCGCCTGTTACAGGATTGGCTGAACCATTGAAGCCAGCCCACTTTCTTTCGCATTCACCTGCTTTATATCTGCCTGCATCCTTACTACTCCAATTGTCCCAGACTGAGCAAGGATAGCCCTCGCTTTTGAGAGCCATCCCTACATTAACCCAGTCGGTGTAGTTAAGGTCTGAGGCATCAATGTACTCAAGTGCTTCTAAAATATTGTCTTTTTCCATACAGCCTCCTCCTTTTATGCTGGTTGATATGTTCTAACGTCGATGCCTCTTGGAACGAACCAGTTATTGGCTGCAATTCTTGAGATCATCTTGCTAGCTGCTTCAAAACTCCACTCTCCTACATGGTAGAACCCATACTTTTCAAGGGCTCTGATTTGTTTAGGAGTTGAAAGTCCTGCATCGATACGGTTTATAAGCTTGGTGATTAAAAGAGATGCTTTACCGCAGTTTTCGATTTCATCAGGATTGATTCCTAACTTTTCAAGCTTAGATCTTTGGCCTTCTGTAACTGGACCGCATTCCCAAGCAAATGTAGGTTCATAATCCGCCAAATCTTCTGCTGCGATAGACATTGCATATTGAAGTGGATCAACAAGCTTTCTTTGACGTTTCTTCATTTCAGCAAGTTGACGTGCAAGTGCATCTTCTCTTTCTTGGACGATGTCTTTACCTGCTTGCTCTTCAGCATCTAACAAATTGATGCCAGACTCATTGTTCATCATCATCTTGTCGATACGATTGGCAATGTCCTCATTCTTTGAGATAAGAGCTGAAGGTCTGCAAAGGTCATGACGTTCTGTCATCCAAAGGAAATCTAAGAGTAGTAATTCTTTTTTATTTGGTGCAAGTCGCATACCACGACCGACCATTTGTTGATATAGGCTTCTTACCTTAGTTGGTCTTAAAACAACGATTGTATCTACCGCTGGACAATCCCAACCTTCAGTTAAAAGCATTGAATTGCAAAGAACGTCATATTCCCCAGCTTCAAAGTCTGCTAGGATTTGTTCTCTATCTTTTGAGTTACCATTAACCTCGACAGCATTTAGTCCATGAACATTTAACAATTCACAGAACTTCTGAGAGGTTTTTACCAAAGGTAAGAAAACGACTGTCTTCCTGCCTTTGCAATAATTGAGCATCTCAAGAGCGATTTGATTTAAGTAAGGTTCAAGGGATGATCCAATCTCACCTACTGCATAATCGCCATTTGAAAGACCAACGTTTCTAATGTCTAATTCAAGAGGAATCATCTGTGCCTTTACTGGACATAGATATCCTTCTTTTACTGCTTGATGAAGCGTGTATTCATAAGCCTTAGAATCAAAGAACTGTCCTAGATTCTTTTGGTCTGCTCTATCTGGAGTGGCTGTTACGCCTAGAACCTTTGCAGCATCAAAATATTTCAAGATTCTTTGATATGTATCGCTCATGCAATGGTGTGCTTCATCTACAACGATGACGCCGAATTCATCTTTTTTAAACTTCTTAAGTCTTGATTCTTGGCACATGGTTTGAACCGATGCGACAGTTACCAATTCATGACTTCCGATGCTTGTTGACTCTGCCTTTTCAAGCGAAGACGTCAATCCAGTGGTTTGATAAAGTTTGTCTGATGCCTGATCTAAAAGCTCACCTCTATGTGCTAATATGAGTGCTTTTTCACCCTTATCTACTTCTTTTTCTACTACTTTTGAAAACACTACGGTCTTTCCAGTGCCAGTAGGGAGCACCAGCAATGTATGCTGATGCCCTTGTTCCCACTCGCCTAGAATGGACTCGACCGCTTGTTCTTGATAAGGTCTTAGTTCCATCATTGACGACACCTCCTATTAAAACGGAAGATCATCGTCAGAGATTTCAACTGGAGCACCTAACATTTCAGTAAAGTACTTTGGATCGTAATCTATGAATCTGCCGATATCATTGACTGTTTTCTCTTCACCATAGTTGTTTGTGTACTTTCTTTGAGTTACATGAGCACGACCAACGCTGCCAATTACTGTATTCCAGTTCATGGTAAGCTTCTCACCATGCTTCTTTTGACCGATGCATCTAAAGAATGAAGAGATACGCCATTCAACGCTTCTATATAAGAGTAAGTCGAATTTAATAACAGAAAGACCTTTGTCAGTCTCAATTTGGACAGTAATTGTCGCCTTGTTGCAAGCTGGGATCTTTTGACCTCCAGGGAATCTGCCACGTTCAAAGTTTGTGACTGTGAAGTTATAGTCACCTTCATCTAAAAGGACTAGTTCTTGTCCGTCTTCTTGGATGGTATCGTCCCATCCCATTTCCATGTTTTGATTAGGTTTATTTAAATTAGTGTTATCCATTATTCATTTCCTCCTGTGGATTTAGTTTTATTTATGGTTTCAATAATCTTCTTGAAGTTTGGAATGATCCAACGAGCCAAGAAGTCCTCTTTGTAATCAGCTAAGTGTTTGTCTTTTGTATAGTGACCTTTAGCAGTAACGACAGCCTCAACGTCGGCCTCAGAAACGCCCGAATTTTTGATTAGTTCTCTAACCTTTGAAAGTAATTCGGACTCAGTGTTTTCCTTTGAAACTGGCGGTTTTTTAGGGCTTTGTGTGCCAAATAAATGAGCGATGCCTTTGAAATCCAAATCAAGCTCATCAGGTAATCCATATCTGTTCTTTGCATCCCAGCAAGCATGATGAGATGTATAAATGACACGCTTACCGCCTTGTGCCTTTTTGGTATTGTTCTCAGTTGTTACAACATAAGTTTTGTAGTTGCAGAAAAGAAGCATATCGCACCACTCTTTTAGTAATGGAGCCACTTGTTTTGTAAGCTTCATCTCCCATCGATCGAATTGACCTGCTTCTTCTGGAAGTTCAAACTTTCTAGGTTTGCCATGTGCAGTAACTACTGCATTGACTCCAAGCTCGATTAACTTGTCGAGAGCTGATAAGAGTTTTGAGAATTCGTCTTGTAAATACACGTAGCCTTTACCAAAACCGAACTCCTCAATGTTTGACTTACGATATTTCTCGCACACAAATTTGGTGCATAATGATTCAGCCCAGTCAGCAGTATCAATAACTAAGGTCTTGCAGATGCTTGGATCTTTGATGACCTCTTCAACGCAGCTAAGTAAATACTCCCAGCTGCTACCGCATTTAACACGTCTGATGTTTAGGCTGCTAGTTCCGCCTTCCGTATCTAAGAAAAGTGGTTCAGGGAATTGCGATGCGAACGTTGATTTACCGATACCTTCCGCACCGTAGATGACCACCTTTAACGGTCTTTTTTCTAGACCAGATTCAATTTTTAACATTGTTATTTGTCCTCCGATGTATTTTCTTTAGCGTCAGGATCAGGAGCTAACACTGGTTGTCCCTTAGGTTTGATGATGTAATCACCAACTAAGTCGTTGAACTTGGTCTTGCCGACCATCTTTTGAAGTTCTGAGATACTCATGAGTTTGGTTACCTCAGGATTAAAACCTGCATCTTTTAAAATATTCTTTACTGCTTCTTCATCACTAATCTTTCGTTTAGTGGTGCTTTCAGATAGGATGTAGCCTTTCCATTTCTTACCTTCGATGGCTTTCTTTAAGGCGTAATCCTTAAGTGAATTACAGTAGTCGATTACAAAATCTAATCTTGGAAGCAACTCCTCAATTTCAGAGTCAGTCAATAGTTCTGGTTTCTTTTCTGTGTCGATAGAAAGAGCATCTTCGCTTCTCTTGCGACAAATGTTTCTGCCAGGACAGTACTTGCACCACTTACCACTAATCGCTTCAGCGTTTGGATTTTGTGCTTCCTTTGCAGCAGGTCTTAAAACTGCAACTTCCCATTCGAGCAAGTCCTCAAGATCTACTGTTTGGTCATCGATGTTGTGAATTCTCTCTTGATAGATAACCAAACGGATCTTCTTAATTGGATAAATGTCAGCAAATAACTTGTAGGCATATAAACCGTAGATTCCTAATTGGCTGTTTAACTCATTACCTTCAAAAACCTTCACTGGAATAAAACCAGTCTTGTTATCGATAATTGTTAAAGTGTCTCCAGCGATGATAATTGCATCTGCTGTGCCATGAGTATCTGGTGCATAATCCATCTCAAGAAGCTGCTCAACGAATACGAGTGGTTTCTTTCCTGTACGCTTTTCCTCATAATCAGCCTGACCAATAACGAAGTTCGCATAACCAGTAGCGAGTGTTTCCATCTCTTCGTCATAATGTTTGAAGCTTGATTTCAACTCATCAATGCTCACTGGCTCTTCATCGAAATCCTCAATCTTTAAGGACTGCTTGATATAGGCTTCCGCTAAGGCATGACATTCAGTTCCAAACTCTGAGGCATCATTTGTCTCTTCTTCTTTGGTTGCTAGGAACTTTGCTGAATAGCCACAGTGAACCCACTCTTTTGAACTTGGAGCTAATACGCTATGCTTGTTTTCATTTGGCATCTGTAGTACCTCCTTCATTGACTTCACAAATGGTGACGTCTTTTACTGAATCTCCTGGAATGATGATCGTTACCTTATCTGCATCGGCTCCGAAGAGTTTTTTTAATAATCCTCTTCTTACCTTTTTCTTTTTGCAGGCAACGATGCCTTCTTTAGGAGATTCGTTTGCAACATTGATTTTTAATCTGTGTTTCAT